CTCAAAATCTTTTATATTAAAAGAGCAGGGAGAAATTGATGTTACTGATTACTTGGAGGATAATCCATATGTAATTGAAAGAAAACTTTCTAAAGTAAATGCAATCAATTTCCCAGAAGCTTCTGTATATTCTAGTGATGTTCAAAATGTATATAAACAGAGAAAGACAGGAAAGGTATTAGTTACCTCTCCTTCTATTCCTTCATACGATTCTTCATCTCTAGGTGTCAATGCTAAGAGAATTGTATTTAATGGTAGTTTTAGTGGAGATACTTTTAATATAATTGCAGATGCTACTACACCTGTTGGAGTTCCTATTTTTGATCATGGATTCTATACAGGAGATGCTATTTACTATACACCACAGATAGTGAATGATGTTTATGTAGACCCTACCAGTGGGACTAAGTTAGATAATTTTGTTGTTAAATCATTCTTATTTGATGAAGGTCTTTATTTTGTTAAAAGAGTAGATGAGAATAGTATTAAATTAGCAAAAAGTACTCCCGATCTTTATAGTGGTAATTTTGTTAATATTGATACTATTGGTAAAAGTTCAGGTATAGCAACTGATAATAGAATTGAACCTTTTAGTTTTTATGGAGAAACTTTAGAATCACAAAAATTAGTAAGATCTATTAATCCTCCAATTAATACAGGAACTGTATATGAAACTACTCCAGGTAGTACTGGTATTTTGGTTAATGGTGTAGAATCTTTAAATTACAAATCTTATGATAAGGTTTATTATGGTCAATTAAAAAGTATAGATGTTCTTGCTCCTGGTAGGAATTATGATGTAATTAATCCACCTATTACTAAGATTACAGATTCTGTTGGAACAGGTGCTACAGGATTTGTTGCTATTTCTGGTTCTCTAAAAGAAATTAGAATTATAGATCCAGGATTTGGTTATGAAGGTAAACCAACCCTATCAATAACTGGAGGTAATGGAGAAGGTGCAGATGTTTCTATAAACATGCAGGAAATAACTCATTCTATTCCTTTCTTCTCTAATTCTAGTAAAGTTGGACTTGGAACAACAGGAACTTTACCATCCACAATTGGATTCTCAACCTACCATAAATTATCAAATGGTGAACAAGTACTTTATGTTACTGATAATCAAGATGTTGTTGGTGGATTAACAACAAATGCATCTTATTATGCTTCTGTTGTTGGATCTGGTGGAACTACAATAAGACTTCATACTGATGAGGCTGGTGCTCTTGCAGGAATTAATACTGTTGAACTTACCTCTCGTGGTGATGGAGTACAACATATCAGATCTTATCGAACAAAATCATTAATTGAATCTATTAATGTAATTTCTGGTGGAAGTGGATATGAGAATAAAAAGAGAACAGTGCAACCAGCTGGTATTAGCACTTCTTTAAATCAAGTAAAAATTGTAAATCATGATTATAAATCTGGTGAAATTATTAATTATACATGCACTGGGACACCTATTACAGGATTGACCACTGCAACTGATTTTTATGTTACTAAAGTTGATGGTGATAATTTTAGATTATCAAGTGTTGGTGTTGGAACTACTGCTAAAAATTTCTATTATAAAACCCAACAATATCGAGAGTTTACTTATATTGGTGTAGGAACTCATCAGTTTAATTATCCTGAAATTGCAGTAACTTTAACTGGGCAAGTAGGTGTAGCATCTGTAGGTGTAGATACTTTTGAAGCTAAAATTCAACCAATATTCAGGGGAGAAGTAACATCCATTCACTTAGCAGATAATGGTGTAGGTTATGGATCATCTGAAGTTATTAATTTTAATAGAGAGCCTGATGTAACTTTATCTAATGGAGTTGATGCTCAATTAAAACCTATTATAAGTGCAGGAAATATTACTGAAGTTATTGTAGAAAATAAAGGTCAAGATTATATTGCTCCTCCAAATTTAGTAATAAATGGTGATGGTCTAGGTGCAGTAATTACTCCTATTTTAAAAACTGTAGGAATTGGAACAAGTGCCACATATCTTTTAGAAGAAGTTAAAGTTATTAAAACTGGATCTGGATATACAAAAGATGATACTTCAATTTCTGTCATTTCACCTGGATCTGACGTAAAACTTCGTTCTAATATTGAACAATGGACTATAAATTTATTTGAAAAATATTATCAAGGTGAGCAGGTAACTGCTGATGATGGAATTCTAGTAAATGGATTAAATAAAGATTTTGGTCTTCAGTATACTCATTTATATGCTCCTAGAAAACTTAGAGAATCTCTTTATGCAACTAACCAAGAAGGAACATCTTTATATGGACAACCAGATTTAAAAAGAGTTAATGGTCAAGAAATCGAATCTACTGACCATTCTCCAATAATTGGATGGGCATATGATGGTAATCCAATTTATGGTCCTTATGGTTATATTAAAAGGGAAGGTGGTTCTGTAACCCAAATGAAATCTGGGTATGTAGAAGAGTCTGCTTCTAAATTAAATCGACCACCTTTAACTTCTTTTGGACCAGGTTTCTTTGTCGAAGACTTTACATACAAAGAAGTAACTGATGAGACTGTCTTAGATGAAAATAACGGAAGATTCTGTATTACTCCACAATTCCCTAATGGAGTTTATGCATATTTTGCAACCATTAATAATAGTGGTGCTGAACAAGGTGGTCAATTTAACAGTTATAAATTACCTGTATTCCCATATCTTATAGGTGATAATTATCAATCATCTCCCGAAACATTTAACTTTACACAATATTCTAACCAAGATGATTATCTATTAAATTCTGATGAATGGTATAGAAATACATCTCCTTATAATTTGATTGAAGGAGATATTACATATCCTTATATTTCTATACCTAACAATTTAGATCAACTTTTAACTATTAAAGGTACTAAACCAGGATCTATTGAAAATATTGGAATCACTACAGGTGGAAAAAATTATAAAGTTGGTGATAAAATAATATTTAATAATGATGGAACAAGTGGTAATAAAGCTGCTGCCAATGTTTCTAGACTTCTTGGTAAGGATGTTACTAGTGTAAGTATTGCTACTAGTGAAGTAACGAATGTGGAGTTTTATCCAGGTCCACAAAAAGGTGAATATACTGTCTTATCACCTGAACCATATAAGTGGTTTAATAATGATATTATTAATGTTACTGGATTATCAACTACTTCTTCAAATATTGAGGGAACATATAATGTTGGTATTTCTTCCAACAAATTATTCTTAGCTGGAATAGGAACTACTGCAGTTGCTATTGGAACTGATGGTGCTACTGGAATAGTTACTCATTTTGATGTCTGGGGGGATTTAACATTCCCTACTATTAGATCTAATGATATTCTTGGAATAGGAACAGAACAAGTAAAGGTATTAAATGTAGAATCACATTTATCACGAATTAGAGTTTTGAGAGGAGTTAATGGTGTAACAGGAGTTTCTCATACTATTACATCTGAACTTTTAGAAGATCCTAGAAAACTTACAATTAATCCTGGATTTACTTCCACTTATGAATATCGTCTAAACAAACAACTTTATTTTGAACCCAGTGAATCTGTTGGAATAGAAACTTTCTCTGGGGTTGGAATGGGAAGTACTCTTGTATTTTCTAATCCTGGTGTTGGTTTAACTCAACTGTTTGTTTATCCCAAGGAAATGTATATTCCTAATCATGAACTGAAAACAGGTGATAAACTAACATATTCTCCTGGTAATGGATCAGCTATTACTATTTGGGAAGATGGTAAAGCAGGGACATCTGCAGGAATAACAACATTAGTTGATGGACAAACTCTGTTCGCTGCAGTTAAGGATCAGGATATAATTGGTTTATCCACTTGTAGAGTGGGTTTAGGTACTACAGGCACTTTTGTGGGCATTGCAAGCACACAGAGGGACTCTACAACGTTCTTCTTTGCTGGTGTAGGAACTGGAGTATATCACAGTCTTAAAACAAATTATGAATTAATTACTGGAGAAGTTAATAGAGTTAGGGTAACTGTATCTACAGGAGAAACTCATGGATTATTGAATAAAGATAATGTTTATATGAATGTAAGTCCAGGTATATCTACGACAATTATTGTTAAGTATAATGATTATAATAGAACCACATTAATTGATCCAAAATCATTTATTGCAGCAGGAGTAAACACTACAACTAATGCAATAACCATATCTAATCATGGATATCAAACTGGAGATAAAGTTATCCATACAGCATCTATTCCTTGTGGTGGTTTAGTTGATAATGGAACATATTATATTGTTAAAGTGGATGAAGACACTATTAAATTATCAGACACATATCATGAATCAACTGAAGAAAAACCTCCAATAGTTGGAATTGCTACTACTGGTGGTGGAGGAACTATTAATCCAATAAATCCAGCAATTAAGTTATATAAAGATTGTACTGCTGTATTTGATGTATCTGATTCATCTTTATCATATGTTAATCAATCAACAGATTATTCGGCATTTAAATTAACTTTCTATAAAGATCAAAACTTTACTAAAATTTGGGATACTTCTACATTAACTAGAAAATTTAATGTTGTAAGAAATGGAGCTCCTGGAATAACAACTAATGCTAATGTTACTTTAACAGTAACTAATAATATTCCTGATGAATTATATTATAGATTAGATCCAATTTATGATAGCAATCTTCCTGATGTAAAGAAAGAAGTTATTGTAGATAAAGAGGTTATTTCTGGTAGTCAAATAACAATGGTTGAAAGTTTATATAATGGTAAACAAACAATTAGTATAGCTGCTACAAATCAATTTAGATATACTTTACCACAACTTCCAGAAAAAAATTCTTATGGATCATTGTCTGATTTAAGTTATGAAACTGATAGTTTAAATGCTTCTGGTGCAATATCAAAATTTGATGTAAAGAATCCAGGAAATAACTACTACTCTCTTCCAGGTATCACTACAATTAATAGTGTAGATGGAACTAATGCAATCGTTGAAGGTATTAGTACATCTATTGGACAAATTAAAACAGTAAATCTGAAAGATATAGGATATAATTTCCCATCAGATCCTACTTTGATGCCAAGTGCTTCATTACCTCAAGTTATTCAATTAGATGCTCTAAAGTCTGTAGAATCGGTTGGAGTAACTTCTTTTGGAAGAGGTTATATTTCTGCACCCGAACTTTTAGTTATTGATGGATTTACTAATAAACCAGTTTTTGATCTTGATTTAAAATATACATTAGGCAATCCAAATGTAGAAATTCTAAAGAATACTTTTGGTATTCATGATGCACCCCCTAGTGTTATTCCTCTTAAAAATTCTAATGGAGTTGGTATTAACACTGTTGGATTTAATACAGTTAGTAAAAATGTAACTGTTACTCTTGCCACTGGATTTAGCACTGCAAATAGCTTCCCATTTGAAGTTGGAGACCTAGTTTATGTTGAGGGCATTAGTGTAGGTATAGGATCAACTGCAAGAGGGTATAATTCCTCTGAATATGATTATAAACTTTTTAACCTTACTGAGGTTGATGCTAATTTAGGTGGTATTGGAAGTATTACTTATAACCTTACAGATTTCTTTGGAGATTTAGCACCTGAGTTAACACCAGGCACATATGACTTTGTTAACTCTGCAGGAAGAGTTGTTGCTCAAAAAACATTCCCAAGATTTACTGTCAATCTTACAAAATCTAATGATTATGTTCCAGGAGAAACTGTTACTGGAACTATTAGTAGCACAACAGGTGAAGTTCAACAATGGGAACCAAATACGGGAATTTTAAGAATTTCTGCTCAAAAAGATTTTGTAATTAATGATATTATAATTGGAGGTGCTTCTGGAACTCAAGGAACTGCTACATCTATAAAAGCATTTGATTCTTATCTTAAATTAGATGCTACTGCAAGAGTGGAAGGTGGTTGGGAGACAGAATCTGGGTTCTTTAATAGAACTCTTCAAAGATTCCAAGATAGTGATTACTATCAGAATTTATCATATTCATTAAGTTCTAGAGTTGATTTAGATGTATGGGATAATCCTGTTTCCACCTTAAATCATACAATAGGATTTAAGAAATTTAGTGATTATCAATTAGAGTCTACTCCTGATGATAAAGACTCATTAAAAGTTGGTTTATCAACTGAATTATCTGCTTATACAGTTGTTAATGATTTCCAAGCTACTGTTAATATGAATACTGTTTTTGATTTTGATTTAGCATCTGAAAATAACTTATCTATTGTTAATGATACAGTTTCTAATGAAATAACTTTCTCAAGTAGAATATTAAAAGATTTCCAAGAATCTATTGGTAACAGAGCAGTTTCAATTGATGACTTTAGTGGAACATTTAATAGTTTTCCAAGATCTACTCGATATACAACAGTTGCTTCTTGGACTTTGGCAGAAAGAAGAGCATTAAAATATTTCCTTTATGTAAAAGATAAGAGATTCACTGCTCAAAGACAATTAACTATTGTTGACATTGTTCATGATAATGATTTCGGTTATCTTAATCAATATGGAAAAATAGACACTGTTACTGATCAAGGTGATTTTGATTTCGCAATTTCTGGTAGTACTGGTGAATTAAGATGGTATCCTGTAAAATACTCTGTTAATGATTATTGGATTGCTAGTCTTTCCTTTAATTTGGATGATAATGCATTAAGCACTGGAAGCACAGTCGTTGGACCTTCAATTGTGGATACAGAAAGTGTTGCAATTGGTGTTGGAATAGGAACTACTACAATTGTGGGTATTGCAAGCACTTATAGATCTGCTCATGTAATGGTATCAATTAATCCTGATATTAATCGTGAAGAATTTGAATATAATCAATTTAATATTATTCATGATGGAACTACTGTTGATATAATGGAATATGGTCGATTGTCTACGAATATAACGGAAGGATATGTAACTCGTACTGGTATGGGAACTTATCATGGATATATTGATAATGATTTAATAAAAATTGATTTCTATCCAAATTCTGGTGTTGGTATTGGTACTACTGGTGCTATTAATACCATGTTGGTTGGAATGGCATCTTCCGAATATAGTGGAATATCAACAGTAGAATTAAAGCATTCTATTCTTGAGTCTAGATGCACTGGTATTGGTTCTACAACATCTCCAATTGAAAATATTATAGCTGAATATCCAGCTGATTATCAAGCTGCTTATTGTTATGTTCAGGTTACTGATTGCACTAATAAAGCATATCAAATGTCTGAATTCCTTTGTGTTAATGATTATGTTCAGGATGAAACACAAGAAAGTTATGATGTTGAATATGGTAATGTTTATTCTGGTAATGCAGGTTTAGGAACAATTGGAAGTAGGGTTTCATCTACTGGAACAATGTCCATCGTATTTACTCCTAATGCAAGTATGGATGTTCAAACAAATGTATGGAGTAATGTATTAAAAATTGAAGATGATCTTAAAGATACAATTGACTTTGATAATGGTGCAATAGAATCTGGATTTGGTGATTATGAAGGAACTGACCGTGCTGTTAAGAGACAATTTGAATTAAAGCATAGAACTGATAATATCTTTGAAAAATCATTTGTTGGTGAAGATAGTCGTATTGTAGATGTGTCCAATGATGTTATTATTCTACCTAACCACTTCTTTGTTACTGGAGAAAAACTTCTATACAATCATGCTGGTGCTGGTAAGACAATGGCAGTTGGTATTGCTACTACTAGTGGATTTGTTGGAGTTGGAACTACTAATAAATTGCCTGAAACCTTCTATGCAGTTAAGATAGATGATGATTCAATTAAGATCGCAGAGACTGCTGAGAAGGCACTGAAGACCGTTCCAGAGGTCGTAGACATTACTAGTGTGGGTATAGGAACATCACATAGATTTAATGCTGTTAATCAAAATGCAAAATTAATGGTGTCGATTGATAATGTTATTCAATCTCCAATTGTTGCAACAGCAGTTACTTCTCACTTAACTTCACAAGTTGTTACTACTGATGAGTTTATTAATCTTGCAGGAATTACTTCCATCTTTGGTGGTGATTTAGTTAAGGTTGGTGATGAGATAATGAGAGTAGATGGTGTTGGTATAGGTCTTACGAATAGAATACAAGTCAGAAGACCTTGGATGGGAACAGCACTTGCTGGATATAGCACTGCTACTGTAGTTACTAAAGTTGTTGGTAATTATAATATTGTTGATAATACTATTAACTTTGTTGCTGCTCCAAGTGGTAATGTTCCTTTAAGCACTACTACAAATAGACCTGATGATAGAGATTGGGTTGGTATTTCTACTGGATCTAGTTTTGATGGAAGAATGTTTATGAGATCTGGTGTTCCAGATACTACAAATGAAACATATTATAGAAACTATGTGTTTGATAGTCTTTCTGATCAGTTTACTGGCCAAAAAGCAGATTTCACTCTTAAATCAGATGCTGGAAATGTTGCAGGATTAACAACAGATAATGCAATTATTCTTGTTAATGATGTATTCCAAACTCCTGGTCCATTAAACAATTATACTTTAGCTCAAACTACTACTGGTATTACTACTATCACCTTTACAGGAACAGGTAGTTCTGTTTCTGCAGATCCTAATGTAGGAACACTTCCTTTAGGTGGTGCTATTGTTTCAGTTGCTTCTACTGAGGGATTTGGTTATCAACCATTAGTGGCAGCAGGTGGAACAGCAGTTGTTTCTACAGCAGGAACTATTACCTCTGTAAGTATTGCTAATACTGGTTCTGGTTATAGAATAGGTGTTCAAGATGTATGTAATGTTGCTATTCAAACTTCAACATTACCAGGCACAAGTGTAATTGGAATTGGAACTGCTATTATTGAAGAACGTGGATTTATTTCTGGTATTGCTATTACTAATGGATATGTCTTTAACAAACCTGTTTTTGTTTCTAATGTAGGGTATAATACAGTTACTGGATTAACTACTGTCACCACATCTAGTGCTCATGGATTCTCATTAGGTGAAGAAGCAGTACTTTCTGGTATTGCATTTACTTGCAATTATTCTGGCACTAAAGCGTTAAGCAATTTTGTTTATACTAAGGCAACTGGTATAGCAACAGTTACTACTTCTGCTGCTCATGGATATTCAGCAGATGATGATATAATTCTTACTGGATTAGCTGTTACTGAAGGTAGCACTAATATTACATATCCAAGATCATCGGATCCATATTATACAGGTTCTAGAATTAGTTCTGTTCCAAATGCTACTAGTTTTGTTATCCAAGTAGGTACAAGTAGCACTGCAATGGAATACACTTCAGGTGGTACAGTTCAGAAAGTGATTGTGGCACCTAGAAAATCTAATAGCACTGATAATGACGGTGATCCTGCTTATAATGGAACACCTGTTCTTCAAGTAATTGATACTACTAAGTTTGTAGTTAATACAGGAATTAATACTAATCCTCATCTTTATAATAGAGGTGGTGTTGTTAGAAGACCTCTTAAAGTTATTGTTGATGCTCCATTACCTTATGCAGGTATTGCCTTAACGTATGCCGATTCTAGTCCTGCTGGAGTTGGAACAGGTGGTATTGTTAATGTTGTAGTTGGTCAAGGATCAAGTATAATTAGCTTTACTATCACTAATACAGGAAGTGGTTATGGTAATGATGAAATTTTAACTCTACCTATCGGAGGTCCTACTGGTATTCCTACCGATCCTTCTAAGACCTATAAGGAATTCCAACTTACTCTTGACCCATGTTTCTATGATGAATTTACTGCTTGGTCTCTTGGTGAATTGCAATCATTGGATAATATTGAAAGACTTATTACTGGAACTAGAAAGGATTTCCCATTAGAACTTAATGGTGAAACAATAACCATTAGAGGTAAGGAAGGATCTAAGATTGTCGAGCAAGACCTTCTGTTAGTATTTGTTAATGATGTTCCTCAAGTTCCTGGTGAGGGGTATACCTTCCCAGGTGGTAGTAATATCACATTTACTGAAGCACCTAAAGAAGGTGATAAAATACAAATTCTTTTCTATAAAGGAACTGGTTCTCAAGACGTTGTTGAAAGAAGAGTCTTAGAAACTGTCAAACCTGGAGATGAATTGGAAATAGGGCATTTAGAATCTCAAGATTTCTGGTTGACTGAATCAGTCAGAGTTCCACTTAGTGTAGATTCTACTGATCGTGTTTCTACTCCTCCATATTATGGACCAGGAAATACTGCAGATCCTAATCTAGAAAGACCTATTAAATGGACTAGACAGACTGAAGATAAGATTATTAACCAAATAGGTGTAGGAAAGGATAGAGAAATTTATGAACCTGTGATTAATCCTTATTCACCAATTATCAAATCTGTGGGAATTGGATCAACTGTAATTTATGTTGAAAATGTAAGACCTTATTTTGATCCATATGATGAAGTTGATGATGTATCTCCTATAGCAAATGATTTCCTTTTCCAAAAGAAAGTTAAATTTATTTCTCAAGAAGTAAGATCTGGTGCTGCAGGAACTGCTATTGTTTCTGGATTAGGAACTATTACTTCTGTTGCTATTTCTACTGGTGGTATTGGATATAGCACTGCAGTAGTAAGTTTTGGATCAACTTCTCTTGGTGATAATACTACTGGTGTTGTTACAACATCTACTAGAGCATATGGAACTCCTGTAATTAGTGCTGCTGGAACTATTACTGGTATTGCACTTACTGCAGTTGGTTCTGGATATACTTCATCCAATCCACCATCTGTCCTTATTAGTCCTCCTGTATGGTCTGAAGAAGAAAATACAGTAGGTAGTTACACTGGTGATTCTGGAATAATTGTTGGATTTGGAACTACAACTGTTGGAGTTGCTACTGGATATCAATTAATATTTGATATGCATATCCCTCTTTCTTCAGATTTAAGAAATTCCAATATTACTGGAACAGCAGTTACAATCTGTGGTATTCAAACTGGTGATTACTTTATTGTTAATGATTCTAATGTTGGAATTGCTACTACGTCAATTGGTTCTCTTGCTGCTGATGGTGCTGTTATAGGAATCGGAACACAGTTTGTAAATAATGTATATGAAGTTAATACCTTTGAAATAGTTCAATCTCCTACAGGAGTTGCTACTAATGGAGTTGGTATAGGAACAACTCATATGAATAGGGTATTTGTTAAGATTGCTGAACATCTTGATTGGAATGGTCAGTGGCCTAGCTTTAGTGGAGTTGGAATTCAAACTGGAAATTACTTTGGATCTTATAGTTGGGGTAAGGTATCTTTACCTTCAAGATCTGAAGAGAATGCTTATGAAGCCTATACTTTAGGTGGAACAGGTGGTATCTCTACTTCTCCTGTAGTAAGAAGATCTAGATCTCTTAAATCTAAGGCATACTATACACCCCCAAGTTAATCCTTAATAAATAACTAAAAAATTAGTGTCCAATGGCTGCAATTATAACTGATCAGATAAGATTGTTGAATGCAAAGAATTTTGTTGCGGGAGTAACATCTACTACCAACGCTTATTATTCTTTCATTGGGTTACCAAATCCCATTGATATCCAAACTGATTGGAATACTGATCCCCCTTCGCCAAAAGATAATTTTAGTGAAGAGAATGATTATTGGGATAATATGTTAGCCTTGAAAAAGATTACTGCAGGGGATTGCCGACAAGTTGTTACTAAAAGAATATGGTCATCTGGTACAACTTATGACATGTATAGAGGAGATTATAGTAGATCAAATACTGCTCCTGTGTCAGGTGCAACAAACTTATATTCTGCAACATATTATGTCATAAACACTGATTATAGAGTTTATATTTGCCTTCAGAATGGTACTGATCCAGATAACCCTAATGGAAGACCTTCATTGGATGAACCAACTTTTACTGATCTAGAACCTAGATCTGCTGGAAGTAGTGGTGATAATTATCTTTGGAAGTATCTTTTTACAATTAAACCTGCTGATATTATTAAATTTGATTCTACTGATTTTATGCCTGTTCCTTTAAATTGGGAAACCAATGTGGATGATGCAGCAGTCAGAGATAATTCAGTAGATGGATCTATTAAAATTATTACTATTACTAATCGTGGTGAAACCATAGGTCCTTCAGGTGGTACTGAATATACAAAAGTGCCTATTAAAGGAGATGGGTCTGGGGCAGAATGCACAATTACTACAACTAACGACCAGCAGGTTGATACTATAGTAATTTCTAAACAGGGTTCAGGATATACCTATGGTAGTGTGGCTTTAGAAGATGGTGGTGTTCCAACTGGAACTACTATTCCTACTTTTGATGTTATCATTCCACCTCAAGGTGGTCATGGTTCAGACATTTATAGAGAATTGGGAGCAATGAATGTTCTTATATATTCTAGAATTGAAAATGATAATGAGAATCCAGATTTTATTACAGGAAATCAAATTGCAAGAGTGGGGTTAGTAGAAAATCCTCAAAAATATGATTCTACTGCACTTCTAACTGCTGATAAAGCTAGTTCTGTAAATGCTTTAAGATTGGCAGGGTCTGGTTACAGTTCTGCTACATTTACTGCTGATAGTTATTTCAATCAAACAATTTCTGCTGGATCTACTGCTCAAGGAAGGGTAGTAAACTATGATGAAACTACTGGTGTATTGAAGTATTGGCAAGATAGAACTCTTGCTGGATTTAATACTGTAGGAACTGCACAAACTGCTCCTACATATGGATACAATTTAAATCAATTTACTGGGTCTCCAGGAACTGGTGGAAACTTGGAAATTGTTCCTACTACTGGATCTACATTACAAATTGATAATGGATTCACGGGTATCTCTACCGTAATAAATAATATAACATATTATCTTGGTCAAACCTTTACTGATGGAATTTCCAACCCAGAAGTTAAGAGACATAGTGGTAACATTGTTTTTGTTGACAATAGACCTGCTATAACTAGGTCTGTTAACCAAAAAGAAGATATTAAAATAGTATTGCAGTTCTAAGAAATCATGCCACAGCAGACAAATTTAAATGTAGCTCCATATTTTGATGATTATGATTCATCAGATGATTTTTATCGGGTATTATTTAAACCAGGGTATCCTGTTCAAGCGAGAGAGTTAACAACTCTTCAATCTATACTGCAAAATCAGATTGAGAAATTTGGTCAACATTTTTTTAAAGAAGGTGCTAAGGTAATTCCTGGTAATACTGGATATAATAGACTTTATTATGGAGTTCAAATACAAAATAATTTTCAAGGGGTTCCTGTATCTGCATATGCTGATCAATTAATTGGAACTAAAATTACAGGACAAAGATCTGGTATAAGTGCTGTTGTAGATTCTATTTTAATGCCTGAAGAGTCTGAACGTGGACAACTTACTCTCTATATCAATTATTTAAATTCCAGTACATCAAATAATACTACCCAGACATTTTTTGATGGTGAAGAATTAAAATGCAATACGGTTATTTCTTCTGGGTTATTGGGTAATGCAACCATTTCACCTGGAGCACCATTTTCTATTACTTCAAATGATGGAGCAGCAGTAACAGGATCATCTTTCCAAATACAAGAAGGTGTATATTTTGTTCATGGTCAATTTGTAGGAGTTGCTCAAGAAACACTTATTTTAGATCAATATGAGACAAATCCTAATTATAGGGTTGGTTTATTTGTAGATGAGCAAATAATTAATGCGGATATTGATGAAAGTTTAAATGACAATTCTCAGGGATATAATAATTTTGCTGCTCCAGGTGCTGATAGATTAAAAATTACTTTAAGTTTATTTAAAAAAGACTTAGATGATTATGATGATACAAGTTTTGTAGAATTAGGAACAATAACTGAGGGTGTATTAAGAGCTGCTAAGAGTGGTAGAAGTGGTAAAGGAACTGGTGGAGGATTAATTGGTGTAGGTGGTGGTGGAGCTGGAGCATGGGATTTAACTGATACTCTTGCAAGAAGAACTTTTGATGAAAGTGGTAATTATGATATAAAACCATTTGATGTCACTGTGATGAATTCATTGAATGATAATATTGGAAATAGAGGAGTATATCAAGCAGGTCAATTTACAGCTAATGGTGGAACTCCATCTGATGATTTGGCACTTTATAAAATTTCTCCAGGAAAAGCATATGTAAAAGGATATGAAATTGAAACTTTAGATCCAACATTTATTGATTGCCCTAAGCCAAGAGATACAAAACTTGTTGAAAATAATGCAATAATTTATAATACTGGTTCAACACTTAAGTTAAATAGTGTATTTAGAACTCCTACTGTAGGTATCGGTAGTACATATATTGTAAGTTTAAGGGATCAAAGACAAGGAACTGATGAGGAAAAGGCTGCTGGAAATGAAATTGGATATGCTAGGGTTTATGATTTTAGATTAGAGTCTCAAAATTATAGTACAACTAATAATGACTTAGATGAATGGGAACTTTCTTTATATGATGTACAATCATTTACTGAAATAACATTAAATAATCCTATTACTCAATCAGTTCCTGCTCTTATTGAAGGAAAAAGAAGTGGTGCAAAGGCATTTTTACAAGGATCTGTTACTGCTGGATTGGGGATAACTGTATATGAAAAAAGTGGTCAATTTGTTAAGAATGAACAACTTATAATTAATGGTATTAATAATGGAAGAGTTGCTTTAGGTATTACAGAACATTCTATATCTGCCGTAAAATCTGTTTACGGAACTGATGATGGTTTAGTTGGTATTAAAACATTTAATGCTAATGTAGTTCCATCAGTATTGTTTCCAGTTGGGGTAGCAACCGTGGGTGTTGTTACTTTTGCAAATAATCAATCTACTATTAAGAGTGCTAATCCAAATTTCCCAGGAATTACTACTATTGGTAATTTAATTCAATATACTGATTTAAATTATTCCGAAGATCCAATAACTGCTAGAGTTGTAAGTGTAGGTGCTTCTCATATTAATGTTACTGGTGTTACTACAGTTTCAGGAATAGTTGATGGTACACTTCCTAAAACATCTGTTAGGAATGTAAGTGATTTAAGAGTAATGGCTACATTATTAGATCCTTCATCTGATAATACTTTATACACACCACTTTCAAAGAAAAATGTTTCTGATGTTGATTTAACTTCCGCATCTATTGTTATAAGAAAATCATTTCCCGTAACTATTAGTAATGGTCAATTAAATACTCCTTTACCTTCTTTAGGTTCTGATGAGACTTTCCAACCATTTACAACCAAGAGATATTTATTAATTGGTAGTGCTGAAGGGGCATATGATTTAACTGCTGATCAATTTGATTTTGGAACAGGAAATACTTGTCAAATACGTGGTTTATCAACACCATCACAATCTAATAATGGTGCAACTCTTATTGCTACTATTAAAAAGGCAAAACCAAAAGCAAAAATAAAGATAAACGATAAAATTAAATCCATTGTTATCAATTACTCAAAGATTGCAGGATCTGGAATTGGAGCAACAACTTTAAATGATGGATTAACGTATGGAAATTATCCATATGGAACCAGAGTACAAGATGATGAAATATCATTAAATGTTCCTGATGTTGTTTGGGTTCATGGTATTTTTGAATCTGCAGACACAAGTAATCCATCAGCTCCAAAAGTAAATCTTTCTTCTATTGTTACTCAATCAACTACAACTAATGAATTAATGATTGGAGAGTATATGGTGGGTGAAGACAGCGATGCTGTTGCTGTTGTTGCGGAAAAATTAACTGATTCTCAAATCACCTTTGTTTATGATAATGAACTTCTTTTTAGAGAAGGTGAAACGGTAACCTTTAAAGAATCAGGAGCTTCTGCAATTGTTTCTTCTCTTGATACGCCTAGTTTTGATATATCACCAAATTACACATTTGCTGATGGTGGTGAAGATTCATTTTATAATTATGGAAAAATTAGAAGAAAAGCAGATGTTGAAGCACCTGAAAAGAAAATAAAAGTTTATTATCAAAGTGGATCTTATGCTGATAATGATACTGGAGATATTACAACAGTAAATTCATATGATCAGTTTAAGTATGGTTGGGATATTCCAAGGATTAATGCTTGGAGTTGTAGTGATATTATTGATATTAGACCAAGAGTTGTTCCACTTTCATCCGTGGCAGAAGGAGATCGATCTCCTTTAGAATTCCTTGGAAGATCATTCACTGGATCTGGAGATTCTGCACCTAGTATTTTAGCATCTGATGAAACTATTGTAGTAGATTTCTCATTCTATCTTCCAAGAATTGATAGAATATTCTTAAGTAAATCTGGAAAATTCCAAGTAAAATTTGGAGTTTCTGCTGAAAATCCAAAACAACCAGTTCCTGTTGATGATGCAATAGAAGTGGCAACCATAGGAATGCCAGCATTTCTTTATGCACCGTCTAATGCTGCATTACAATTCTTAAATCATCGTCGATATACGATGGGAGATATTAAGAAACTTGATACTAGAATTAAAAATTTAGAATATTATACTAACCTTTCTTTATTAGAAACAAATACTGCAAACTTCTTTGTTCCTGATGAAGATGGTTTTAATAGATATAAATCTGGATTCTTTGTTGATAATTTTACTGGTTTTGAAACTCAAGAACCTGGACTTAAAATTAATAATAGTATAGACAGAAAACGTAAAGAATTACGTCCTAGACATTATACCAATTCTGTTGATTTGATGCCTGGTCCTGTTGTTGGTGTTGATGTTGATGATGATCAAGCATTTGCTACACTTGAAGGTGTTAATGTAAGAAAAAATTCTGATGCAATAACATTAGATTATTCTGAAGTTGAATGGTTGAAGCAAAATTTTGCTACAAGATCTGAAAGTGTTACTCCTTTCTTAATTAGTTTCTGGCAGGGAACTATGGAATTAACTCCTTCATCTGATACGTGGGTTGATACTGCAAGATTACAAGCTAAAATTATTCAAACTGAAGGTAATTATGCTGCCACATTAGATAATATGGTTAGAAATGATGGTGTTGACCCTCAGACTGGCATGGGACCTGTTATTTGGAATGCATGGGAAACAAATTGGACAGGAACTACAAGTCATGATTTTGAAGGTGCATCAACAGTCACCGAGAATGATACAGTAACATGGTCAGAAGGTGGTTGGGTTAATCAAGAACCAAGTACTAACCCTGCTCGTTGGGTTACTGCTACTGTAACCACTACAACTAGAAACTGGTTTAGAGAAACTATTCAAACTGGAGTGGAAAGTAGAACTGGTCTTAGAACTATTGTATCTGAGACATTTGATGAACAATCTGTTGGTGATAGGGTTGTTAGTAGAGAGCTTGTTGCATTTATGAGATCTCGAAATATTGAATTTATTGCTAAGAAAGTCAAACCATTAACACAATTATATGGTTTCTTTGATGGTCAAAATGTAACTAAGTATTGTGTTCCCAAATTAATTGAGATATCAATGACTTCTGGATCATTCCAAGTCGGTGAGACTGTTTTTGGATCAATGTGGCATGTTGATATAAAAAATGAAAAATTCCGTGCAAGGGTTTCTCAATCAAATCATAAAGAAGGTCCATATAATGTTCCTACAAAAACTTTCCGTGATAATCCTTATACAAATCAACCATTATCATCCAATTATTCATCAACTTCAGATGTATTGAATATAGATACATATTCTTTATCCAATCAAGCACAAGGAGATTACTATGGTTGGGTTGAAGAAGGTATGAAGATTAAAGGTATGAGTAGTGGAGCAGTTGCAACTGTTACTGGTGTAAAATTACTTTCTGATGTTTCTGCTTTCTGCGGAGGATCATTCTTTATTCCTAACCCAAATAACATCAATCATCCAAGATTTGAAACAGGAACTAAAGTTTTCTCATTAACAAGTGATCCAGACAATGATTCAGATAAAGCAACTACTCTTACTGATGAAACATATACTGCTTCTGGAACTTTAGAAACTGTTCAGGAAAATATTCTTTCTATTAGAAATGCTAGAATTGAACAAAGGCAAGAATTCCAAGAAAGAAACGTTGAAGAAAGTCTTGGAACAACACTTGTTGGACAAGAGACTACTACAAGTGAAGAGGGAAGAAGAATTAATGGATGGTATGACCCTCTAGCTCAATCTTTCTTAGTTGAAGATGAAGGTGGTATCTTTATAACAAAATGTGATGTGTTCTTTAGAACAAAAGATGATATGGATGTTCCTCTCGTCTTCCAAATAAGATCCATGTTGAATGGATTCCCAACACAAAATGTTCTACCATTCTCAGAAATTGTATTACAACCCGATGATGTCATAACTTCAGGTGATGGATCAGTAGCAACTACTATTACTTTTAGAGCTCCAATATACTTAGAAGGTGGTAATACAGAATATGCTATTGCTTTAGCATCAAACTCAACCAAATACAGTGTTTATATTTCCAGAATTGGTGAAACTGATCTTTTAACTGATACATTTATTTCTAACCAGCCTTACTTGGGATCTCTATTTAAGTCGCAAAATGCTTCTACATGGGAACCTAGTCAATGGGAAGATCTAAAATTTACTCTTTATAGAGCAGAATTTGAGACTGCTGGAAGTGTAGAATTCTATAATCCAAAATTAACTCAAGGTAATAGTCAAGTTCCAATATTAATGCCAAATTCTCTTTCATTAGGTTCTAGAAAGATTAGAGTTGGTTTAGGTACAACAGTTGCTGATTCTTATGCAGATGGTAATACTTTCTTACAGGATGGAACAAATGCTACAGGTAACCTTGTAGGTGCTGGTGGATCTGCAACAGGAACTTTAACTATTGCTAATGTTGGTATTGGTTATACTCCTTTAGACGGTAATCTAACATTTAGTAATGTCAATCTGACTACAGTTACTGGTAATGGAAGGGGTGCTGTTGGTAATGTTTATATTGAAAATGGAGTTGCAGCTGCTGCCACTATCACTTCTGGTGGATCTGGTTATCAAGTGGGTGATGTTATAGGAATTACTACTATTGGTTTATCTACTGGTGGTAATGGAACTGTTGGTAGAGATGGTAGATTTACTGTTGCTGGTATTGGAATGACAAATGAACTTATTTTAGATAATGTTCAAGGTAATTTTGCTACTGGTGCTGGTAAGACAATGAGATATACTAATAGTGCTGGTGTAACTACAGAGTTAAACTTTAGTAATGGTGGTAATGTTACTATAAATGCAATTGATGTAGAATCTGATGGTTTACATATTAAGGTGAATCATAAGAATCATGGTATGTATTCTACTGATAATTTAGTTGAAATTTCAGGTGTTCAGAGTGATATTAAACCAACTAAATTAAGTCTTGCATTAGATGCTGGTAATTTAACTAACTTTACTGTTGATGACGCAAGTTCCTTTACTAATTTTGAAAATGTTGGAGTTGGAACAACTAATAGAGGATTAGTTAAAATTGGAGATGAGGTTATTAGGTATAGCAATGTTAGTGGTAATGTAATTACCATTGATCAGATTGGAACAGGAAGAGTTGATATTGATAAGATTGATCATCCAGTTGGAACACCTGTTTATAAATATGAACTTGGTGGAGTTTCTTTAGCAAGAATTAATAAGACTCATGGATTAACAACTTCAACATCATTTGATCCTTCTTCAAATGCTGATAATATAGGTTTTGATTTCTATAATGTTAAAATTGATCAAAGTGCTCAATCATCTAGTGGAGTTAAGATGGATGCTACTAATAGAAGCACTGATGTTGGATTCCCCAAACTTTACCTTAATCAAACTAAATCATCAGGTGGATATAATATAAGGGCTACTCAAAATATGCCTTTTGAAGTTATTGTTCCAGTAGCTCATAATATGACAGTTACAGGAACTACGATTGGTGCTGAAATAAGAACTACTTCTGCATCAGGAATTGAAGATCAGGACATCCCATATATCGATCAAGGATTTGAATCTGTTACTGTTGGTGAAACTAATTTCCTCGATAGCCCTAGAGCAATTTATTCTAAGGTTAATGAAGATGAAAAATTAGATAATATTGTGGGAAATAAATCTCTACAAATGAGATTAACTCTCAATACAGTTGATACGAGGGTAAGTCCTGTAATAGATGCTCAAAGAGTTAGCACAATTCTTACATCTAATAGAGTTAATGATGTAATTAGTAATTATGCTACAGATAATAGAGTAAAGAGTGTTTTTAATGATCCTACTGCATGTCAGTATATTAGTAAGGAAATAAAGTTGGAAAATGCAGCTACTTCTATAAAGGTACTGTTGGCTGGACATATTCATGTCGATGCTAATGTTAGAGCATTTTATGCAATTAGTGATAAGCAAGCATTTGAACCAATTTGGACACCTTTCCCTGGATTTAATAATTTAAATAGTAGAGGTGAAATTGTTAATCCTGAAGATAGTGATGGGCAATCTGACAAATTTGTTCCAAAAATTAATGATTATGGATTTGTGGGTAATGTAATTTTCAATGATTATACATTTACTGCAGATAAGTTACCTGCATTTAGGTATTATAGAACTAAATTGATATTGACAAGTAAGGATCAAGTATATGTTCCTAGAATCAAAGATCTAAGAGTTATGGCACTTGCTTAATATGGAAAAATATAATATAGAAGGACATGTTGATCTTGCAAGAGATCCTCAAACACGGTCTATAGTTAATGTGAATTCCATAGAATATCAACATTATGTTGCATCAAGAGATGCAAAAAAATCAAAAAATGAAAGAGTGGACTCTATGGAAAATGATCTTGCTAGTTTAAAAGGTGAAATTGGTGAAATAAAATCACTACTAAGGGAGTTAGTCAATGGCAAGTAAAAATCTGACATTTGATCCAAATGCAGGAGTTCCTTATGCTGCTAATTTAGCACTTTATACTGGTGCAGATTTTAAGACTACCTTTAATGTAGTTGATACTTCTGATGTTGCTTATGATTTTCAAGGATTAACCACTACTTCTGTTTGGACTGGATCATCCCAAATGCAGAAAAGTGCAGGTATTGGTGCAACCACTACACCTGCTGGAACCTTTACCGTAGGGTTTAGTAGTGCTGGTGGTGGTATATTTGAAATATCAATGGGATCTACTGCTACAAGAAATTTAGCAGAAGGTAGATATGAATATAATGTTCTAGTAAGTTCTGGAGCAACAATTTATAATATAGTAAACGGAAATATATTAGTTCATACTGGAATTGCTTCCGCACCCTAAATATTAAAGAGGTAGAGTATAAATGGCACAACCAGGAAGTAGATCCGAATTTAAACAGTATTGCTTAAGGCAGTTAGGTGCTCCCGTGCTGGAGATCAATGTCGCTGACGAACAATGCGAAGATAGAATTGATGACGCCATTCAATTCTTTCAAGAAAGGCATTTTGATGGAGTAGTCAGGACTTATTTAAAATATAAAATAACTGAGGCTGATATTAATCGAGGAAGAGCCTCGATGGCAACAGGTAAGAAAACTACAGGAATAACATCTGAAACTGCATCGGCAGATATTGCAGGAACAGATACAGATTTTACTTGGTATGAGAATAGTAATTATATACAAGTTCCATCATCAGTAATTGGAGTAGAAAAAATCTTCCGTTTTGGTGGAAGCAATTCTATATCCAATAATATGTTTAGTATTAAATATCAGTTATTCTTAAATGATATTGCTTTTAATCTTGGATATAATGGACTTTTAAGTTATGCAATGACTCAGACATATTTGTCTGATATTGATTTTTTATTGACTACTGAAAAACAAATTAGATTTAATCAAAGACAAGATAGATTATATTTGGATATTGATTGGGCAGCATGTGTAGAAAATGAGTGGATAGTTCTTGAGTGCTTCAGACTTCTTAATCCTAATGATTACACTAGGGTGTGGAATGATTCATTTTTGAAGAAATATACTACTGCTCTTATTAAGAAGCAGTGGGGTCAAAATTTACTTAAGTTCCAGGGTGTTAAGTTACCTGGTGGGATTGAAATGAATGGAAGACAAATATATGATGATGCAGAAAAAGAATTGGAAATTATTAGAGAGCAAATGTCCAATACTTATGAACTTCCACCGTTGGATATGATAGGATAGATTATGCTCAATCCATTTTTCCAACAAGGGTCCACATCAGAACAGAATTTAGTACAAGATTTAATCAACGAACAGTTGAGGATGTATGGTGTTGAGATACATTATCTTCCTCGCAAATATATGAATGAGAAGACTATATTGAGGGAAGTGGTTCAATCAGTATTTGATGATTCATATCCATTAGAAGCATATGTAGATAACTTTGATGGATATGCAGAAAATCCTACTTTACTTTCAAAGTTTGGTATTGAGCAAACTAATGAAGTAACTCTTGTTATTTCTAGAGAAAGATGGGAAACATATATTCAACCATTACTTAAAAACGAATCTAATGTAAAGTTAACTACCCGACCTAAAGAGGGTGATTTAGTTTATTTTCCACTAGGTGATCGTTTATTTGAAATCAAATATGTTGAGCATGAAAAGCCATTCT